CAGTGTCCGAATACAAATTACCCTTTATTCTGTTTTGGTTTTGCCAAGAAAAAACATAGGAAGAAGAATCAGAGCCAAGAATATCTAATTTTGTGCTAGGCGAAGTCGTACCAATACCTACGTTGCCACTAGCGACATTCAACCCTCCCGTAAGAGTTCCGCCTGTTAAAGGTAAATGGCCTATTTGGGAATAGCTATATGCGCTATTCCAATTTGATATATTTGTTGAGGTAAAGTTATTTTCAGTCCAAACAGTATGCGTATGCCAAGTATTTGAATCGGTGTTAGAATGAACCTTTATATTGCCATTGTAAGCAAATTCTAAACCAATGCTTGAAGTTGAACCTCCTACATCTCCAGACATAAAAACCAAACCGCTATAACCTACGTAATCTGTCTTATAAAATCCCGCAGGAGGGTTGTTTGGCCAAAGAGTAGTGTCTCCAAAATTTGCATTACTATTACCTATTTGACCTAGACTTATGCTTTTGTAATATCTACTATCTAAAGTTGTGTAATAATCTCCAATAGAAAACCCACTTGTAAATGAATACGCGTTATCCCAATTAACATCTTTTCTTGTTCCTGCACCTGTTCCACTTGAAGGTTTTAAATAAACACCTTCTTTAAACATTAGCTTTCCGTCAGCTAAAATAGTTGTGGTAGTTTCACTACCTCCTATTACAAAAGCGTTACCAGAACCATAAGAAGCGCCGTCTGCGTGGTAGTAAGAAATATTACCTCGTTGTAAATAGTCGCTAGCAGAGTGGTCTGAAAACATAATACTAGCACCTACTCCATTTGTAGTAGTTTTAAATTCAGCTAAATTATTTCCATTATTACCACCTCTAACATCTAAAGCCAATGATTGACTTGAAGATATTATTGATGCCGCTCCACTAGTTGAAACATCTAAAGCAGCGTTTGGCGCAGTTGTTTTACCAATTGCTAATCTATTAGGAATATTTACATAGCCATTACCCGCCATTGAAAATGCCGTTAATGCACTACTCCCTTGCTTTATCCTAAAGACATCTCCCGTAGTAATAGCACCATCTAGGTTAGTGTATATTTCGACTAAACCTCCATTTGTACCACCTCCATCTATTTTAGATTTGAAACCACCGTCTACGTCCCAAATAAGTCCACGAACAGCCAATGTAGATTCTGTATCAAATATAATATTAGAAGCGCCAATAGATAAACTAGCTGCATTTAGATTAATAGAACCCTCTACCACTAAGTTGTTCGGGAATGTTACATCACCATCTGCGGTAACTTCAAAAGCAACTTTAGGAGTTCCTGAGTTTTCAGATATTAGTTTTAACTTATTATCATTACCAGCACCAACTCCCTCATAAAATAATTCATATCCATAGCCAGTTCCATCTCCTCTGTTTCCAATGTATATGGCGGTATTTGCACTACCTAAACTATTTCCACCTACGTATAAACTATGATATGCTTGCTTGTAAGTTACAGTTCCCCTTTTTATGATAATATCATTATCTACTGTTAGCGTGCCACTCATCGTGTCCGAAGTGTCACTTCTTAGAAACTGCGTACTGTTTAGATTGTCTAAAGTGTCGGCGTCTACATTTAGCCCGTCAATGTAGCCTTTGGTTATGTAGCTAGAGTAGTTTGTAGAATGTAATATTACTGAATTTGCTCCTGAATCGGCATTTCCCCCAAAAGTCAGTAAACCATTACTCCCAACACCTAAATATCCTTTTAAATTATTGCTATGCCAAAAAGAAATATTTACATTATAAAAACCATCTCTGTCTAATCTAAGCGGGTTGTAGCTTCCAGTGTTTAATGTCAATTGACCACTCATCGTATCCGCTACATCGCTGCGGAGAAATTGTGTGCTATCTAGGTTATCTAAAGTGTCAGCATCTATGTTTAACGCATCTATATTAGTTTTTGTAATACCTAACTCCGCTCTAGTCCAAATTACATTAGCGCCACCGTTTAATGATTTAGCCGTGTCTCCTATTGTAATCGTTCTTGACGTACCCCAAATAGAAGTAGTAATATTGGCGCTTCCATTAAAAGAAGTGCCATTTATAAACCTAGCAGTTTGTAAAGTAGTTGCCGTACTAGCATTAGCGTCTAAGTCTCCATCTAAAGGGTGGTAAAAATCACTATAATCGTTTTGATTAGCTACAATAGCACCTAATCTACCAAATACCGTTGTAACCGCATCGGTATTGTCTACCTTTTCCCAAGACGTTCCGTTAGAAATAACCCAATCCCCAACAGCATATTCAATGGTATTGTAAGTTCCATCTACATTTACAACGTAGTAATGACCTTTAACCGTACTAGCGCTAGGCAAAGTTGGTGTGTTAGTACTAGCGTTCCAAGTGCCTTGATATTCTAATTGACCAACAATAGAGTCTGGTAAATATAATTCAGGTATTTTTGCGCCACTATCTAAAGGCGGATAACCGTTAGCTAAACCTTTTTGGTGTACACTTTGGTATGTATTTGAGTCTACGCTACCATCAGCTTTTAAGAATTGGCCGCTTAAACCTCCACTTTTAATAAACGAGTTAGCTGTAATATTACTGTTAACAACAAGTTGACCAGCTATGTTTACTTGGTTTGTGTTATTAATAGAAATACCTGTATCATTTCCTAGACCATCTGTAATTACTTTAAAAGCTCCCGTCAACTGGTCGTTGTCTGAGAGCTTTAATAGTGAGTCATAGGTTGAGTTTATTGCTTTAGAGGTAAGAGTGATACCCATTTTAATATGCTATTTAGTTGTTTTTTTTACTTTCTTCAGATTCCTTTTGAATCTTCTTTAGATAAGCCTCAAGCTTGACAATGTTAACCTTTTTAGGTTTATACATCTTCTTTATGTCCATTATAGTACCCAGCTGTGGAAATTAACATCCCTATCTGGATACATTTCACCATTAGTAGATTGATTGTACTCTGGATAATCTTGACTATAGAATCCCATATAATCCACAAAACGTCTAGTATAAAACTCAGCAGTCTCATTAACTCTATTCAACATAGAATTTAACTCCTCTACAGATATAGTCTCAGAGTTTTCACTACGGTGTTTAAAAACACCTCCGTTGCTTATTTGATACATAGCAAACGGCAAGTAAGCACTCTGAGTAAACCAAACTAACATAGGTTTAATATACACGTCAATTAAGTTCTTGTACTTTACATTGCCAACATTATTAATGTCTCCAGAGATTACTAGAGCTTGCAATCTATTATAAAGCTTTCCTCCTAAATAGTTTTGTATATGAGTATCCTGTGCTACTTCTATAAATTGAACCAATTTATCAGCATCTACATTGCCGTCTATAATAGACTTGCGTTTTAAATCGTTTATTGTTATAAATAATGCCTTCTCTGCCATAGTTATTTAGTTTTAGGATATGCACCTCTACCTGGCATATCAACTGGTCTTATTGGTACTTCTTTTGGGTTGCTAGGCTCATTAAAACCATCTTTTACAGCATCAGAAGCTTCTACCTCTGTATCAGAACTTACTTTTTTCTTGTAAACCCTTCTCTCCCAAAAATGATGGCAGTTTTTACCGCCTTTAAACTTGAATAGACTATAATTTGCTCCATTATGACCTAGCTCTTTATTTAGTCCTCTAAAAGACATCTGAGAGATGTCTTCTTTCCTAAATACAATCTCTTTCTTAGTTAAAGACTCTAATTGCTTGCAGAATTTACGGCTCTTATCAGACTCTCTAAGAGGTGCATAAGCATATCTAACCTTATACCCCGAATTATCTTGAGAAGACCTTGCAGATGCCTTAGAATCGCTCTCTGAAACTGCTAGAGCTGTAAAATCAAACTCTTGATTGTCATCCGTTACTTCTTCAGAGTGTACTAGCTCCCAATCAGAACTAATAACCTCTCCCATTTCCTCTAGCTGAGTATATAAATCATCTCCTTCTTCATCAGAGAAGTCTAGTTTAGCCTGGGAAGATAATTTCTCCCCAGTCTCTTCTTCTCTCTTAACTTTAGTAGATATATTCTCTAATTCTGTAAATTCTATTGGCTGTAGTGTTACAAAGTATAGGTTTAAGAAAATACTATTGAATTGAAGTATATCCTCTAGTCCGTCTAGTATTTCTTGTTGGAATGGTCTAATAACAATGTTGTCCATAAGGATGGAAGCAGTTCTAAGTTCTTCTGCATTGTTACCAAATCCTGTGTTGTCTTTTATACCAAGTAATATTGGAGAAACAATACCGTGACCTAACATAATCTTTTCTCTAGACTCATCAGCTAAGAATTGATATTGTGCGTGAGCGTCAGGTAAATGTATTGGCTCTAAATCAGCCTTTGTTTCAGCAGACTCATTAAAAGTAAGAATAAACTTACCAGCATTTGATGAGCCACTAAACTTATCCATTATCTTTCTTTCAATTAACTCTTGAGTTTCCTCATTAGGTACTCCATTATTGAAGTTAATCAATAAAGATGGCTGTAAGCCATTCTTTATGTTGTTTATGTGGTAGTTTGATACTTCTTCTTCTAGAGAACAGTACTGAAGACATCCATTGTAATCCACAGGAGCATAGTAGTAAAATCCAGAACGATAAGGCTTGAATACATAGATTTCAATCAAATCAGATTTACTTCCGCATTTAAAAGTAGGTATCCTTTTAGGATTATCAGAAGGCTTTATATCAGCCCACTTAGGATGATAGTAATAAGCTTGAACCTTTCCATCCTTTGCCTTCTCAGCCCTAAGAGTCTCCATTGGAAAGTGTAGTACTTTTACTATAGTTGTCTTTTGCTTGTTGTACACAATTTGAACAGCAGCTTGACCAAGCATCTTATAGTCATTAACAACTCTCTTGATTTCTCTAGACTTTAAAAGCATCTTCATCTTAGCAAACATCTCTGGTTTGATTTCAGAATCTGTTGCCTCTAGTCCACGACCATAAATCATATCAACGATACCGTTAATACAACGAGCATTTGTTGGACTGCCTAGATATTTGTCGATTAGACCATCGAAATAATCATTGTCATCTCCATATTGAATCCAATCCTTGCCGTAAACCTCTTTGACTATAGGTGTTTGGTATCCAGACAAGTTTACTACTCTAGTAGAACCTTGAATTTTAGGGGCTGAAAGTTGTCTTACTATTTTATGTTTCATGTTATAATACTATGTATTCGTCTTCTCCAGAATCATACTGATTGTATTTACTGGTGTTAATTGTATGTATAGTCTCATCGTTGGTTTGACTAGTAACGTAAGCTTTATCTCTAAACCAAAGAGAGTTGTCTTTGCTGAACTCTAAATAATAAGAGTTTTCATCTGTTAATATAGAAAAAGTAACAGAAACAGAAACAAAGTTTCCATTTAAGGTTGCCACTATATCATTAATAGTTTCTTTTTTGCTAGTACCGTCTTCAACTACAACTAAAGAAATATCATTAAAAGGAAAACCTTCTAATGGAATATCTCTAGGAACAATATTAAAAACCTGTTCGTTTGTGTTTGGTAATAATCTTATCATAATAAGATAACTAAAAAGTGCTGTTTTTGTTTTAAATAGAAAAGGGAGAGCATAAGCTCTCCCCCCTTTCTTTATTCGATGATAATTGGTTTATCCAGCTACTACTGTGAATCCTACTGAAGCAGGAGCATCTCCTAAGAAGTTAGCAGGAGCTTTCTCCATACCAGTTAATGTAAGCGTGTATCCGCTTAATTCATTCATAGCACCACCTGTAACAATAGTGCCTCCTGTTACGTCCATTCCGTGTTCTAGTCCAGCTAAGAAGTAGTTTCCGTTGTAGTCCTCAACAATTACTTGAGGTCTTCCGTAAGATAATAACTTTAACTCTTTGTGGTCAGAAACAGTTAGTTTCTTTAGAGTAATCTCTAGTACTTGCTCAAAAGCAGTAGTACCAGTAGCTCTATCAGACTGTATGTTTTGTGTGAATGTAGAAGTTCCTTTGATGTCGTATTTATACGCACTTGGAGTTCCTGCAACAGCATCAATAACGTCTGTGTTCGTGACATCATAGGTAATAGCACCTAAGTCACCAAAGTTTACAAAATAAATAGCCTTTAATCCTCCTACTGAATCTTTGCAGGGTTCTAAACGGCCTAGTGAAATATCGCAGCTCATTTGATTGTGTTTTATTAGATTAATTAAAAAAGGGTAGGCAGGCTTTAATGGCTTACCTACCCTTTAATTTTATTTGTTATTTAATTATGCAGGAGTGTAAAGAACGATGTCTGAACCAATTCCGTACTGTACGCCAGCTGTTAATCTCATAACAACTCTTACGTTTTGAGAACCGTCAATGTCAGCCATATCAATAACTTTTACTTCGTTGTGGTCAGATAATAAACCAGTACCAAAGAATAAGTTAGATTTCTCAGCAGCAACCATATAGTTGTCAGATAATCCATTGGCAACAAAGATTTTTACTCCATCAAAAGATAAAGAACCGTTGTTGTACCATTGTGTTCCTTGTGCATTTGTACCATTAGCACCTAAGCCAGCAGCAGCAAATCCTCCTAATGCTCTAACGTAAGCTCTAGCTACGTTTTGAGATACATAAAGATTCAAGTCTTCTTTTCCGTAAAGAGCAGATGGAATAGCATCAACTAATTTACCCATTTCTTCAATTACGTTAGCAGCAGTAATAGCAGTTCCTACTACGTCAGAAACGTCTGCATCAGCAGTCATTAAAGTAATTAATCCGTCAAACTCACCAGCATTAGCGTTAACTCCAGACCAGATGTTGTTTTCGTTTTTCTGAGCTACTTTAGCAGCAACGTGAGCAATTAAGAAGTCAGCGAAAGATGGAGGCAAGCTATCAAAAGCAGATACTCCCATTTGTACAGCCTCCCAGTCAGAACGGAAGTCTTTCTTACATAATTGTAAGTTTACTTGAAACTCTTCTGGTTGGATGATTCTTTCAGTTAATGTAACAGTTGACGTTGGGTCAAAGTCACAAGTAGCGTCTTTTAAAACATCGTCAGTAGAAATCTTCTTGATGACTTCTTTGAACTTGATGTTTGGTTTAACTTCGATTCCACCATTCTCAATGGTAGAAGCAGATAATAATGCAGCAGAAATATATTTTCCAGCAAATTCACCTGCGTAAGTAGTAGTGATAGATGTGTTAGTCGGCATTGTTTTATTGTTTAGAGATTTTTGATAATACTAAGTCAAATGTAGTTGTAGCTCTTTTTTGAGCAAACAATTGTTGTGGTCTAGCCGCAACAACTTCTTCTGGAGAGTGAGTTAATTCTTTCACTTCCTCTTGAGCAGATAATTCTGCTTCTAGTTCTTGTGGAGCATCTTTAGGCTCCTCTGTACTCATAGATTCCATAAGTTGGTCGTACATAGCTTTCATTTCAGCTAATGCTTTGGCTAACTCTTCTTTAGTAGCGTACTTGTCGTCTTCTTCAATAGCATCTTCAATAGCATCCTCTGGAGCTACTTCATCTTCTATTGGAGCTTCTGCTAAGTCCTCAGCTACCGCTTCTTGCTCAGTCAATTCAACTTCCTCTTGAACCTCCACAGCTTCAGTAGCTAATGGCTCTTCTTTAGAAAGTAGAATATCCTTGAATTTTTCAACGATTTCTTTTGCGTTCATATTAATTGGTTTATTTATTTACTAAATATATTATGATAACTACAATAAAACTTATTGTTGTATTTTTAACTATCAGATACTTTGGTTATGTTTCCTATTCCTTGATTAATCATATTGCCATTACAGCATTTAGTTGAATAATTTCCGTTCTTACAAAGGCATCCTCTCTTGGATGACTTTGGACTTGTTCTGCTTGGTGTTTCTTTCATCTTATCACGCATAACTTTGTGTTTTTTGTATAAAGTATATTATATCCCACACCTGAGCAGTACCTCCGTGTGCTTGTATTTGAAAGTTAGCACCATTATTTACAAAATCTTGGTCTGTATAGAACTGAACCATAGAATGTGCATTTTGAGGTATGTCATTGCCTTTATAAAAAGACATAACCATATCTACTCTATGTAAATCTCCATAACCACTCATTGAAAAGTCTATATGTGTTTGGTTTGCATTAATCGCTGACATTTTAAATACAACAGTAACTACATAAACATTGTTTACTGCGTCAGATATAAATTTGCCTGTTATTGGGTTATAATAATCTAATCCTGATTCACTTCTTACTATGTTACCCCCATTGTTAGGCATTGCTATAGTAACTTGGTCTGCTAATTGAAGTTTGTTTAATTCAGTATATTCTGTGTCGTCATATCTTACCCAACCTATACCTGTGCCTTCTCCTGCTTGTGGATACAACTTTCTCCACGCACCATTGTAGACTTGCCATATACCACTCTCAGTAGTTACCATTGCACCCTCTTCTATGTTAAAGGTCAATCTTTTAGCATCGGTAGTTTGATGTGCGTGTACTTTATAACTTGTGTTATTACTCGTCATCTTCTTCTTTGTATATGGTTAAACAAAAGTCTACTAAAGGCAAATACAAAACGTGGTCAATAGTATTAGTATTGTTGTACTTGTACGTTCTAATTCCGAACAGTATTCCAGGATAAAACCCTATGCTAATTTCCCATCCGTTAATCATTGTCTATGCTTTTAAGTTTAGATATTGCCCAATTTACTCCTGCTGAACCTCCCCAAGCATCCCACATAATTCCTCCACAACCTTCTGAATAAGGAACGTCTTTGTTTTGTTGGTGTCTCTTAAATGAGGCCATTCTAGCAATAGTTGAGCGACTTATAGGTTGTTTATTAGCTAACTGACTAGCCCTCTTCCAACCTACAGATGTTCCGCAAGAACTTCCGTTTTCTTTCTTCCACTTTAAAGCTTTCTTAGCATTGTTTACAGCACCTTGTGGGTAATCACTATACGATTCAAGTTCAACTCCATAAGAAGACAGCATAGCGTCTTCTAAATCATACAATGTCGCTATTGCATCTAACTCGTCTGAAGAGAAGTCTTCTTCAATAGATTCGTTTGGTCTGTCTAGCTTGTCAGCAAAGAATCCCTCAATAGAAAAGCCTTTTACTTTACCTTTCTTAACAAACTCCTCCCAAATTTCATCATTGTTTACTTTAACAGATACCATCCAAGTACCTTTAGGCAAACTAAGACCATACTTCTTAGACTTGTCCATTTCAGAGTCTTCTATAATCCAAGATTCAACTACAGATAATCCTTCTAGGTCTACTTGATGTTCTAAGGTTGAGTTATTCTGCTTACCTCTAGACAAAAACAATTCAGAAGCCTTCTTAACGGTTTCCTCGCTAAAGAATATGTTATACTCTTCTTGACCATTGGTTCTGTATATTTCCTTATTGGGAATTAATGCAGCGCCCATAAGTATTCTTTTTTCTTTGTCTACTTCCGCTAATTGGACTTCGTGCTTCTTTAAAGCAATGAAGTCTTCTTCTATAGCAGGAAACTCAACAACAGAGATAGCTTCTATTCCGCTAAATTCGTTCTCTTCGTCTATGTAAAGTTCTATTGTTTTCATAATATGATAACCTAATTTGTTCGTATTTGTTTTATTTATCCTAGACTAGCCGTAGTTACAATATTTCTATCCATTTCTTGCGCAGATGACACGTCCTTAGATACAACATAAGTTCTTATTGGCTTTTGCATTTGCGACTGTATTACAGACGCAATTTGATTACTAGAAGATTGACCTACTACATTGAAGTCTGGGGCTTGTACTCCAGATGTTCCTGCTCCACTAGCAGCTGCACCAGCGCCTATACTAGACTGACTAGACACAAACTTCTGTTTAGCAATAACAGCCACTTGAGCAAGTCCACTACCAATAATTGCAACCATTGATGCTATTCTTTGAAAAGTAGATAGAGCAGGGTCTTTTAACGCTGCTGTTGCTGCTAAATAAGTGTTTATTGTTGCGTTAGCAATACTAGCAGCTTTGTTCATCTTAAACTTCTTTCTTTCTATCTCATCTTGCTTTTTCCTTAAAGCTTCATCGTTTTGACCTATTTGATTTTGTATCTTCTTTCTTTCATCGGCAGATAGTTGTTCGTTAGCAAGCCTTTCTTTTAGTTCATTGTTTACTTTATTTGTCTTGTCTTGCTCTAAGTCCATTTCTCTCTGAAATGATGCGTCCATTACTCCAAAAACAGCATTTGAAACATCTTGAAAAGCATATATGGCAGCAAGCTTATCTTCCTCCCTTAATTTAGCTACAGCTTTATTGCCATTATCTTCTACTTCTTGTCTTTTCTTTTGATAAGCAGCTAGACCATCGGTAGTTTCTTTTGCTCTTTTTTCAACTTGTTCTTTTGCAGGAAGCAATGTTTCAAGCATTCCCTCAAGATGTTTATCATCAGTATAAGTTTCGGCTTCTACCTTTAACTCTTTGTTAAATGATTTTCTTATAGATAATGCTCTTTCGTTAGACTCATTTATTAAAGCTATTCTTTTATTTTCATAAGCCTCTTGTATTAAAAGCAATTCACTATTGCTTCTTTTTTCTTCTTTAGCTTTATCTAGGGCTGATTTTTTTTGTATATCTAACTCCTCAAGTCTTAATCCAGTTATTCCATTTAAGTTTTGAAGTTGAGCTTCTTCAGTCAATTCATTTACAGATTGTAAATACTCAAGCTGAGATTTAACCAGTAAAGAGTTTAAATCTTCTAACTTTTTTATAGCTGGTGTTTTCTTGTCATCAGAGAACAAAACCTCCAATTGTTTCAACAAGTCTTTAACTATTTTTTTGTTTTCGTCTTGTATTTTCTTTTTTGTAAACTGACCTCTTTCTTCTATTTTTTTACCATAAAAATCTGCTTGTTCACCAGCAAATCCAAATGAGGCAAAAAACAATATTGCTTTTCCAGCAGCTTCATTAAAGGCAAGAAATTTATCTACAGAATCTGCTACATCTGCACCAGACTTAGCATTTAAAATTGCCATTTCACCATATATCCTCTGAACCTCATTTACAATAGCTTGAGATTTAGCGAGTTTTTCTAATGCAGCTATTTGAGCATTTATGGTCTTAGTAGACTCCTCTGTGGCTATTCCATTTTCGTCAAGAACTATAGTAAACTCTTTGTATTTTTTATTTACTTGGTCTACTATACTTTGTTTTTTCTCTAAAGACTCAGATGAATCGTTTATTATTTCTCTTGCTATTTTTAATTCAGTAGCAGACTTACCAATAGATTCATTTAAATCATCTGTTGATTTATTAGCTTTTTTAGCATTTTGCGCCCAAAAATCTAAAGCAGAAATAGCACTTTGAAATAGTAATAAAATACCTAATGGCCCTAATAATTCCTTTTTTAATAAAGCAACTGTATTTTTTAATGTTCCTAGTCCATTATTTATTTGAGACGCCCTACTTACAAGAACACTGAACAAACTTCCTAATTGAGAAATGTTGTTTGTTACTGCGGTTATACCGTATGGTAAATCTGAAATTAATCTTCCAAATTCATTTACCGTAGCACCAGCAAGTCCAGCAGCACTATTGAAGTCTTGAACAGACTTATCTAAAGTATTAGTTGAACTTATTAGTTTTTTAGCAGCAGACTCTGCTTGAACAAAACCTTTGGTTAGTCCATCTATTTTTATTTTACCGTCTTCAGTGTTTACCCTGACGGTATATACTACAATGTTTTCTGCCATTTTATTTTACTTTGTAATTGTTTCTTTTTATGCTTGTTTTAAGCTCCTTCCATGAAGATGGAGCTTTATATTTCCCCTTTGCTATATCTATATCCTCATCTCCAACATACCAGTCAGAAGTATTGAGTAAGTCTATTATATTTTTAATCATAGGTCTTCTATTAGTTCTAGGTCAGATTTGTTGTCTAGTAAGTTAGAGGTTATTGAGTTTATCTTATATT